TTGGCTGTGGTGTTGCCTTGGAATACATCACTACTGACATAGATATTGGTATTGGCAACAAACGTTGGAATAGTTGAACTCCAACCAGCAGGTGGAGTTAATGTTAAGTTGGCAAAATTGTAAAAGCCACCNNNNGGTGTTGCTGGTGTTGTGTTGGCTTGATAATAAGCATTTACGTTGACAATTTGATTGGCCACTGCACCTGTAACTGTGTCCAAGTCAATGGCCACATTACTTACTGTAGTTACAAAGTTTACACCCGGAGCAGAATTGGCCGCACTGAAAGCAATCTGACGTCCGCCATAACTGTTATACCATAACTGCTTAGTAGTACCAAAACCACCAGTTACTGCATACCATTGATAATCGACAGGATTACTGCTGGCTGAACTATTGCTAGTGGTGTTTTGTAAACCAAAATATGAATGATTGGTTTGTACATTACTGAATCCACTGCTGCCAGTGGCATTGTTAGCATATCTAACATTCAAGTATTGATACAAATAACTGATAACAGTTGTTTGTGCGTAACCGCCTGAGTTGCTGTAGGTTGTACTGACAATGCCAGTTTGTACGTTGGCTGTCAATACATTGGCCTGGGTACCACCGGTATTGTTACCTAGGTTGGCCAAGGCATAATTCAAACTGCTAATAACGTCGCCTGGCGCACTATTAACATCTAATGCAAAATTACTCATTAACGTGTATCCTGAACAACAGTTACTTGCCAATTTGCGGCAGTCATTTGCCAATTGGTTGTGGCACTATTACTGCCAACCTTTAATGTAGTCACACGGGCTTCGTTCTGATTGATCTGAACCCATGGATTTTCTGTGTTAATAACCATTGTTTGTGTAGGTTTAAATGTAGGTGATGATTCAACGCTGTTGGCACCGCCTACAGTGATATTGATATTACCTGTACCATATACTTCGGGTAATACGCGATGCACTTGTACGCTGGCGCTGTAGGGTTGACCAAAACTGATATTATTGCGTTGGAAATTGCTATCAATTGCAGTATTGCCAATAAAACTTGTACCAACATCTTTTTGTATCAATTGTGAAACTTGTGTTGGTGAAGTTACTGAGTCTACAACAATAGTCAAATCATTAACGCCATCACTGCCGCCTAGACTTGCACCTGAGAATACAACAGTATCGCCCACGTGATAATTTGCACCACCATTAACAACCGAATATAAACTGGCATTGCTGTTATATGAACTGTTGTTGGTATTGACGTGAATGTTTAAAACAAGTCCAGTACCGGATCCGCTTGTGCTTTTTTGACTTGCTGTCCAATAACTACTGCTGGTGGCACTGGGACCACTGGTTCCTGTGCAATAACCAGAATTAAAACTAACAAAAACATTGCCAGTACCAACGCTTTGTGTGGTGTAAGTTGAGTACACAACACCACGTGTTGCTAGATTAGGCACATTGGCAGTCCACACAGGACTTTCTGTTGCTTGTGTTGCTTGTGTAACTTGTCGTGGTGGGTTCCAAATGTCCAAGTCATAACGATAACTGATCATTTGGTTACAACGACCTGTTGATGATAGATCGGGATAGTAAATTTCAATTTGATACTTACTGCTGTTGTTAATCATAAAAACTTGATTAACATAACTGGGATTCAAATTGCTGTATAGATATTTTTTTACACGTTGGTTACCAATTGGTTTAAAGTTACCGCCATCAAACTGCCAAACGTCACGAGCATCTAGACCGTAAACAGTATTGTCAGCATTGGCCCAGCAGTTTTCATTTAGTAATCCACGTCCTTGATTTACCAACTTGATACCAAACACCGGTGCCGCAGTTGATTGATATGCAATGGGACTCATTAGGCAAATGTCCCAATAACTAGCAAGATAGAAATTGCCATTTAATGGGAATCCATCAATAATGGGACCGCGTACAGGTAATTCAACTTGGTTGGCCACGTTGACCAATGTAGGTGCCCAAGTTGTAGGTCCCGAATTGATACCAAAGTTCTGACTCCAACGTAGTGTTGTTGGCAAATATTGTGTAGTGCCACCCAATGGTACCACGTTGGCATTGATGTTGCCAGTAAAGTTTCCTGCTACCAATAGTGATCCCACGTTGGGACTGTTGTACACACGTACAAAGCCTGATGTTAGATTGCTGTAAAGTGGCACAACATTGCCGGTGGCGTTATATCCAACATCATAATTCCAAACATAATTGTCTGGGCCGTTGTCATATAATCTCAATGCCGACCATTGTCCGGGTGCAAAGTACATGGGTGGATTGATTTCATCATTAATGAATACAATATCTCCATTCCATGACGCAGTAATAACTGTACTGCCACCATAACCACTGCTGGTATAACCGGTTGCACTGGCACTGATATTGGTATATCCAGCACTGTTTACAGCATACCATGTGCCGNCGGAATTGGCTACAATAAACCAAAATACATCTTGATTATCAAATCCTGATGTAACAAAAATAATATTACCCGGTATCTGACTTAGAATATATTGGTCACCGGCCACACTTTGAATTCCGCGTGTGTTGGTTTCTACGTTTTGTCCACTATTATACTCAGTTGCAGCCAATGCTGAACTAGGCACGTCAGGAGTAAAACTCATGTTGGTAAAAGGTGTTTTTACTGGATTAATTGCCATTGTATTTCTTTCTTATGCTGTATANGTGTATNTTGTGCCTGTNGAGGTCCACTTTACCACTTTGTAACTACCATCTGTTGTCACAGTGGGACTTCCAGTAACTGTGCCTGTGTATTGACTAGTTAAAATACGCATAATCACAACACCTGAGCCACCATTGCCACCAGTGCTACCGTTCGCATAACCACCGCCACCGCCTCCGGTATTGGCCGTTCCATTTTTAACGCCGCCGCCAGGACTGCTACTACCTGAGCCACCNCCACCAGTGCCGCCATCGCCACCTGAGGATCCACCGCCACCGTTACATCCGCCACCGCCACCACCATAGTAAACACTGCCACCAGTAATCGACACAGCGACACCGGTTCCGCCATTACCACCGCCTCCACTTCCTGTGTCACCCACGGCTCCTGCACCACCACCACCTGAACTGCTTAACCGTCCACTTACTNNGGTAACNGAACCTCCTGCGTAACCTTGACCCGTGGTGCCGGTGCCTGGTGTTCCGCTAGAACTGGCATCGCCCATACAACCACCACCTGATCCACCTGCAACACCATCATAACTTGATCCATATGATCCACCTGCACCACCACCTGTGGCCGATGTTGAATTGAAATATGAATCCGTTCCGTTGTCACCCACACCAGCAATTCGTGCTGTGCCACCTGCCCCAACATACACATTGTATGTGACACCTGCGGTCAATGTAATGCCAGTAGAGTAAACAACTCCTCCGGCTCCGCCGCCGGCTCCTGCATTGCTACCTCCGGCTCCACCTCCAGCCACTACCAAGATGTCGGCTGTGATGGGTGTGCTGGTGGAATTGGCATTATACCAGGCTTGACGACCACCACCAAACATTATGCATATCCTTTTACCAGGCTACCGTACCATGTGGTGCCATCATAGTAGAAGTTGATGATGTCAATAGCACCGGCCGCAGTACTTAATGTGCTTGATCCACCAGCCCATTTAATCTGTGTAGTTGACAGGGTTCTTGAACCAGTGCCATCCTGTGTAACAATTAGTGTTACGCTAGAACCCGACGCATAGTTAGTGAAAGTACTATTGCTTAGTGTCAAGGTACCATTCAGTGTAATAGTCCAACTTGGTGCTACACTACCATCTAAGGTAATTGCACCGCTTGTTGTGCCTAGTGCCTGTATCTTATCGCGATAACTGACCATTTGCCCCGAACCAAGTATTACATTACTTGTGGTAGTTGCTACAATATTACCAGCAGTTTGGATTACACTTCGTGTGTCTTCGTTTAAGATGGTATAGGCGTTTGTAATTAATGCGGTATTGCTAGTTACCCAACCACTTGCTGTGTGTAAACCAATGGCATTTGCAATAGTTAAGTTTGCAACAGCGGTGATACTGGCTGTATATGCACGAGCATATTGAATATTACTTGCTGTATATGTAGTACCGGCTGTGCTATATGACAATGATCCAGTATATGCACTTAGGTATTGTAGGTTAGCACTACCACCAACTGGTGTTACTGTGGCTGCGGCTGCAATTGCCACACCTTGACCTAATCCGCCAGTACCATAAACGTTTAGGGTCTGACCATTTGCGGCAACTGGTGATTGTGTAGCACTACCTGAGTTTAAATTACCCCAAGTTTTGCCATTCAAGTTAACATCAAGTCCACCTGCCAAAGCACGAACACGATCACTGCCNTTCATGTTCAAGTTGGCACTAGTTGCTGTTACACCCAAATAACCCAGTGTACCAATTGTTGTTCTTGTGCCTGCGGCCCATGAAGTTAAGAAGTTAACGTTACCACTGATACCCATTGCAACCGCATAGTTACCAGCATTCAAGTTACCACTAGTATAACTAGGTACACCAGTAATACCAACGCCTTGTGTGTAAGTGCTAATTTGTGTTACAGCCACCTGTGGGCTTGCATTGGCCAGAATACGGCCATTTGTTGAATCTGTTAATGTGTTGCCCAACAAGTTACCAGAGAAACNNGNGCCACCACCAGAACCTGTTGAGTATGCTGTGCCGTTGGCCCAGAAGTAACCATTAGTTGATGCAATGTTGCTGACCAGTACTGTATTGTTTGTGGCAATGGTCATGGCATCTGTGGCACCATTGTTCACAACAAAGTGTATGGGGTTATTGTAGTATGTTCCAATGCTGAGATCAGCATTGCCAGTGTACACATAACCAGTGTTTGCTTTGTTCAAACTGCCTGTGCCTGTGTAACCCGTTGAGTTAATACCCACATCCATGTAAACACCAAGATTGGCCGTGTCATTGTAGAATGCAATATCAGTTGTGGCCTGGGTGCCTGAGTTGGTGTTCTGTAGTCCAAGGTAAGCATAACTATTGGTGCTGGTCTGTAATGCGGCCATTACACCTGTGTCTGCTTGAGTTAATGCACCTAGACTGTATGCACCTGTTGTAGTGCTGTCAGTGATGTTGTTGCGTGTGGCCACATAGGCGTTGGCCTGCATGGTGCCTGTGGTTGTAACAGCACCACCGGCTATGCTGGTGTTACCACTTGATGTACCTGCAAAGATATTGCCACCATTGGTGGTCAGAGTTATGAAACTGCCAGTTAAAGATTGTAACGCAGTATATGCACTACCTGAAATAGCCACAGTAGGTGTGCTACTGCTTGTAGCATTAGGCGCAAGTGTAATGGTACCACCTGCATTGATATTGTTCATTACATTACCAANNCTACCAATGCTACCATTGTAGACTGGCAAGTAACTGGCTACGTTGGCATTTGAATATGTACTGGTAGTAATTGATATATTACTTGCACTGGTAACGCGACCTTTGGCATCAACTGTAAATCGAGGAACATTTAATGTATCGCCATATGTGCCAGCAGTGACACCCGACGTAGTCAATGTTGGGTTTGGATATGTTCCGGTTAGATCGCCACCAGCCGATCCCGACGGTGTAGAACTTGGTGCGTATGCGGCGCCGTTGCTCCAGAAGTAACCATTGGTGCTACTAATGTTGCCTGTGGTGATATTGCCAGTAATTGAGATGTTGCCAAACGTTTGATTGTTTGTGGGATTGGTAATTCTAACCAAGAAACGACCATTTGGACTGTTGTTGTATGTGACAACGCCCACAACAGCCACATAGCCAGTTACTGGAACTGTCTTTTGAACTTGTCCTGCGCTGTATGGACTTAGATATAATACATCGCCTGTTGAGAATGTGCCCATTGACACATTGGCCACTGTGCCTTCTGTAACAACATAACCATATGTGCTGGCTGGAATGGTCTGATTGGCCACACCTGCCACAACAGTTGTAGTCAGGGTGTTGGCCTGTGCTGGTGCAATGTTGGGGAACGTGCCTGTTGATCCACCAGTGATATAAACCGGTGTGCCTTGTGTAATTGTGCTGCCAGTGCCGTTGTAAGCCTGGAACTGTGTTTCTTGACCAATGTGAACGGTGTTGTTGGTGACACCATTGTAGTAGGCCAAGGCATCTGCCACATTGTCATACCATAACACGCCCTTGGCATATGCTGGAGTTGTTGTGGTCTGATAAGTGGTATAGGCTTGAATACCAATGTTGGCAACTAAAATGTTTGCGGCAATCAAGTTACCATAGAAGTTGCCGGTTGCATTCACATTGGCACTAGTTGTAATATTGCCAGTTGTAAAGATTGTACTGACTGTGTTGCTACTCAACAGGGCTGTGACATTTGTGTTACTGTATGATCCAGTGATGCCAGTTAAAATGCTAACGCCGTTTGCATACAAGTAATTGTCACTGTATAAACTGCCAGCAAAGACATTACCCACAATACCGGCACCGCCTTTTACTTGTAGCGCACCTGTGCTGGTACTGGTACTGGGTGTTGTGGCATTTGCCACCAATAATCCAGCAACATATTCATTAAAGTTTACACTGGTTGTTGTACCATTAACTGTTAAATTACCACTTAGTACAAGATTACCAGCAGTTAAATTACCACTGTAAACGGGCAAGTAACTTGCAACGTTGGCATTGCTGTATGTTCCTGGTTGTGTATTGGCTGTAACAGTAACAACGCCTGTGCCACCTGCTGGACTAACGGTTACGTTTGTACCAGCAACAATTTGCGTTACGCCACCAGCACTACCTGAACTATATGGAGCGCCATTGGCCCAATAAACACCTGCTGTGGTAATTAGGTTAGCGGCTTGTATGGTACCAGATGTATTAATGCTGGCTGTGGCTAAGTATGCCGTTACGTTGGCGTTGGCATAGTTACTGGTACCAAAGTTAGCATTGGCCCAAGTATAGAAACTGCCAATGTTGGCATTGGTAGCATTAATCTGACCACTTTGAATTGTATTGGCTGTAACAATAGCGGCATTGGCACCAGCCAGTCCCGATGTCAGCGCCGCGATCTGATTGCTTTGAATTGTATTGGCTGCAATTTGTGCCGCATTGGCACCCGTTACGTTGGCATTGATTGCATTGATAGTGCTGTCAGTGCCACTACTTAAATAGGCTGCAACGTTTACGTTACTGTATGTGCCAGCGGCTGCGGCCACAGATACTACACCTGCAACTGTTAAACGACCATCACTGCCAACAGTGAATGTGGGGTAATAAGCAGTATTACCATAAGAACCAGCACCTACGCCCGAAGCACTAATAAAAGTATTAATTGGAGAACCAATTGTACCCGAACCAGTAACATTACCAATCAGTTGAATATTACCACTGGGTATGGAAATATTAGAGGTAGTGATGCCGGTAATACGTCCATCACTGCCAACAGTTACAACCGGAATGCTGGTTGCATTACCGTATGTTCCGGCGCCGACACCTGATGCCAGCACAGTGGCCGACACATTGGTATTGGCATTGGTCAAATAAAACCCAACACTTGCTGAGTTGCTTAAAATACCAATTAATTGACCAGCAGAATTTACTACTGCAATATTACCAGAACCAATATACAGTCCGGTAGTATTGCCTACGGTTACATTGGCATTTGATGATATATCATACAATCCTGGCATCTTCTAATCCTTAAATTTTTATCTTACACTATATCTCTGATCGCGACGTGGTTGGAAAATACTTGTTAATCGATTGTGGCCACCACTCCACTTGCCTTTGTTGTTTTGATCTTCAATTGTATTCCAGGCATCATCAAATTTGGCACGCCAATATGCGGCATCTTCGGGCATCTTACGTTTTAGATAATAGTTGTGTAGCGTTCCGTAAATATAACCTTCTGGGAATGATTGTAATACAACATTGTTTAATACCACAGTGGTACCATCAGTTTCTAAACTAAACAGTAATGGCCATGTGGTATAGTAATACATACAAACTTGTGAAGAAGGTTGTAATCCGGGTAAGAATTCATAGAATTGGCCCACTTCACCAAACTTACCACGATATACTGATGGAATATTGATAGGATTTAGATATAGGTTTTCAATTAATTGTTGTGTAATGATGTCACGATCACCAATACGATCATAAACAATCCAAGGACCCGATGGTGAACTGTTGTTGAAAAACAATATGGGCTTGTTCATATTCGCGGGAATTGGAACATAGCCATCACTGTTGGCAGTACCGATTGTGGTATAGGGATTGGTTCTCAATGCTGGTAACTCGATGTTACGCATCATTAATTCAGCAAGATAGATACATTGCTTGATTTCGTCGTTGTTACTGCTACCAGTAAAATCTTCTACATAACTTACTAGTGCGTTTGCATCTGCGATTTGTGTTGACATTATTGTTTTCCTGCAAAATTGGCGCCAGCAAAGAACTTGTCTTGTCCCACTGCGGCTGGATAAGGCACTTCAATTGGAATCGGTAATCGTCCACCAGGATAACAAATAAAATCATTGTATTCCTGTTGTACCACACGATAAAACTGCGCCTTCATGGTCTTATCACGCTTGATTGTTTGCCAACCAAGTCCTCCAAAATACTTATTGCCAATGTCTTGTGCAATTACATCCGGAAGTTCCATCCACTTGTAACCAATGGTACCATCTGGCATCAAGGGTGCTAAAGGATCTATGTACCCGGCTTCGGCACGTTCTCTATAGGCCCGACACAGTTCTACAATATAGTCTGTGTTAAATTGTTCTTTTTGAATATAAAACTTACCATCCTCACGTCCGGTAGTTGTTCGAATGTTTCGACTCTTGTTAAAATCCGTGCGTTTCCAATCACCTTTTAAGGTATTGTACAATGCATCATTTCGTAACAATCGATCAGCAATGCCATTGTGTGCTGTTACTAGCCCGCCTCGATCTTGTCGATATTGGTCAGGATTGTGTTCGGGATCGGGCCCGTCTAATTCACTCGAGTCTTGGTAGTGGTCAAATTCGCTCATATAGTATTTAGTGCAAGAAAAAAGGCCCCGGAGGGCCTTTGTTCATTTGTAATCTCGTTGCCGAAATTAGAATGATTGATTGTCCCAAGCATTGAGACGTACCACGTTGGTGCTGGCACGAGGAGTACCACCAATACCAATTTGGTTTGTAGAACCAAGTGTAACACCTGTGTATGCGCCGCTAGCACTGATGTCATGCAGAGCCGCAACACCCGCTGGGTTACGAACAATTAGTGTTCCTTCTAAGATGAACTGATCTAATGACGCATCAGCGTTAGAGAACACTTCATTATTCGGACCTAGGTCACGCAATGAACCCCACTGAAGAACCTCGTCGTTCAAGAAGTAGATTTGGTTACCGGCACCAACTTGATCCATGATCCAAGAATCAAAAATCTCATAAGTGTAGTTGAAGTCGCCTTCATACGTGGCAATAGTATCTCCGCGCTCGCTGTTCACACGATTGATACCACGACTTGTAGGCATTGTATCGCTTAGGTGTGTACGCAGGCTTGTTGGACATACGATTGTACGGATCTTGGCGTTGAAACGCTGTTCAGCAACTGTAACCAATTGCTTGTACAATACAGGAGCGAACTGTTGTAATGTACCTGTGTATTGGAAATAGTTACTACCCATACCTTGACCGTTGTTGTACAAACTACCATACTGTGTACCAGAGGCAACCAAACTTGCACCAACGACATAAGCATTGGCTGAAGATGCAGTTGTAGCATCAGTATCTGGGTTATTGTAATAAGTGTAATAAGTTCCAGCGGGATTGAAACTGTGTGTACCAGCGAATGAGTTCAATGAACCCATACGACGGCCAGTAGCAGTTGCTTGTCCACCACTAGTACCAGCAACACCATTAACACCAGGTATGTACACGTTGGCATTCAAGCCAGCGGTAGCAGAAGTTTGTGGAACATTACCTGCTGTACCTACAACTGGAATACTAACACCAACTGCTAAACCTGCAGTTGATCCAGAGAATTTTGTACCGATCTGGTCGTTACGTACCAATTGTGCTTCAACGTCGAACATGAGTTCGATCAATTGTTTCACTTCTTGATATGCTTGTGGATCTCCACCAGACTGTTCAACAGCACGAGCAGTACCTGAGGCACCAACTGTGGTTTGGAAAATCTGTGTGTAGTTGCCCATGTTGGCACGCTGATTTGATTCTGCGTTGGTTGCCGAAACATTAGCACCTTCTGGTTGTGCTTGAATTTGTGGTAAACGATATACGTCGTTGGTCCACAGTGGTAAAGTACTAACTACTTTACGCTTTTTTGCCATACACATGTTCAACACAGGTGTATCGTCTTTTACGCGGTTGGACACATCTAGGTCCAAGTCTTTCACGACAATATCGGTAGCATACGCTGTTGTACCATTACCAATTGCCGAGGTTGTTATCGATGCCATTATAAATCTCCTTAATTTTGGCTATAATATTTTAACGACTTGTTCTTGCGGCTCTTATATTTCTAAGTTGAGCCACCAACAAGTTATCTGCGGCTTGAGTTGCCTCTTTGCCGCGTCCCTTGGCTCGTTCGCGAAGGCTAGACAATTCATCTCGACTGTTATCAACAATTTGAGTTCCGGACCGTTTGGTAGTCAGTGCGGCAATACTGCCTCCTGCTTGCCGAACTTTAGGCCTATCGCGATACTTTAATCCATCTCTTAGCAAACTAACAATATGTTCATCTGCGGAAACTAGATCAATGTTATCTACTCCAGGTACTAACTGTCCTCGTGCACCTGCCCAACCTTTGGCTACTTTTTCCCTGACTTCATTGTAAACATATTCGTTACGCAATTCCTTGTCCTTGAAGCCTTTACGACCCTGGTCAAGAATTTGTCTAACCTGTTGACTACGCATGTTATAGAACTCATCCATTCTGGGCTTTAACTGCTTGATACGATCACCCTGTTGGGCAATGTACTGCTCGTTTTGTTCTATACTAGCACGAAGTCGGGCCTGTTGGGCTGGATCTCGTGTTTGTGCCAACTGTTGGTGAAAAATACTTTGGTATTGTTGCACCTTTACAATTTCATCATAGGCCCGTTGTATCTCAGGCTGTATGGTGAACTCCATTGCCAATATAAGACCTTCTGCCTCTGCTCGTTTGTTGTTTAAATACTCATCGAACTCGGACTTTTCAATCTTTAATTGTCTTGCATCTTCACTTATTGCGGCTCCTTGACCTAATATGCTTGCAGCCTTCTTGGCATCGATTACGACTTCTTTGCCATTTCGCATAAACTTGAACTTGGCGTTCGGATTTGTGTCTGCAAATTCTAAGAAATCAATTAATTCTTCTGCTGTCGAATTGTCAGTGCTTACCTGTTCAGGGGCATCTGCTTCATCGTGGCCGTCATCACTATACTCTGCATCGGGATCTGCAATTTCTGGCTCGGTATTGTCGTCAGAGACTTCAACTCCTTGGGGTGCCACAGGGGCTGATTCGTTTGCCAACGCATCAACACCTGTCCCAGTGGGCTTAGTAGTCTGAACCTGGTTACGCATTGCGGCCATTTTCTGTGCTATTGCATCTAAACCTGTACTGGCTTCTTGAACTTGGACCTTCTCCGGGGGGAGGTTAGGCACGTCCATAACTAATGTATCCATTGATACTCCTCTTGTTAAGCGTCGGGCTCTTCAGAGTCAGCCAATTGCTGGTTCTGTTGAGTTACCACGCGATTCTTAAAATATACCGCTCTTTTCAAGAACGATATAAAATTATCTATTCCACCAAGTTGATTGGCAATACTAATTCTAGCAGTATTGTCCTCAACTGTGTGAGTTTTGATGTCAATTAAGGCATCTGTCAATTCAAATTTAAACTGATTAATAAACAAACCAAGATCTCTGTTGGTTAACAGATTCTCTGCGTTTGAACCCCAGGTCTTGACACGGTCAAGTTGCTCGGGACGCATGGTTTTAATCGAGTTCAAATCAACACGGGGTCGAGCATTAAATGCATCGACAATATTTTGATCTAACATTTCAGTTCCAATTCTAAGTGTATTATTTATGGTCCGTAAGCACGGGCTTTGTGCTCTTTGATCAGACTATAACCTTCTAACTGTTTGTCAGCAGTATTACCTGCAACTTCGGCCTGTATTTGTTCAGCACGTATCTTATCTAAATTGGCCTTGGCCTGTGTGGCCAGCACGTCGGCTTGATCCTTGGGACTTGGCTGTTGTTGTGCTTGTGCCGCTTTGGCTTGTTGTACCATTTCCATGACTTCTTCATCAGTGGGCAAATATGTATCGCAGTCTTTGATACCCAACACATACAACATGTCGGCATAGGGCTTTTTAAGTTTCTTAAACGCGGCTGGTGTTAGTGTATTACTAGCAACTCCTGCGGCAACTTCTTGACTCAAGCCAGTTTGTGCTTGCTTGATAATCTGCAGGCGCTGTAATGAATTTTCTTCTGACTTCATACCCAAGGCTAGATCGATATGTATAGTCTTGCGATCATTAAAGTTCATGTCATCAAAACTCATAGCATCCAAGAACACTGGCTTTTTGTCTGGACTAAATTCAGCAGCCAATTTCTTAACACCATAATCATCACTGTGTGCGATCAAGGTACGCCATACTAACCATAGTGCGTCTTTTAGGCCTTCAGCACAGTTCTTGACAGTGTTGTCTTGAATGATCTGATTGGGGCTTAGAGCCAGGTTTAACTTGGCACCCGAATTACCTGGATCCATAACTTCTGGGTTGAATACATCTTGTGGTGTGGTCATCCCAATCATGGCCATTGTATCATTCTGCATACGATTCATTGCTTGGTCGATAAAACTGATATTGCCGTTGGGCACTGGCAGGGCGTAGATATCCTTGGCAGGATCAAACTTGCTATCTAAAATAAAGATAGCGGCTTCACCATCTTGGATCATTTCAAAGTCTAGTTTGTCAGGTTTGACACCAATACGACTTGTACTTTGTAACAGACCCAATTGTATTTCAGCACGATGTCCTGAAGTCATGTATTCCTGCATGGGCACTACTGATTCAGCAATGCTCATACCATAAAAGTTTTGTGCCAGGGGTTTTGGAACCATGTTGGCCACTGGAATAAATTCCACTTCACGTGCTGAGATAACATAGTTGCCGCTATAGATTAACTCAATTAGTTCTAATTCGCCATCTCCGTCAATGTCATAACGGTTCCAAACTGTTAAAATTGTGACTTGTCGACTGTTGGCATCCTGTGCGGCATAGCCTTGGGCGGGTAAACCGTTAATTGGTACCGAATCACGTGCGTGTAAGGCCAGGTTGTTTAGCAAACTGCCGGCTTGATAAGCACCCACGTTGCTGTATTGTGCATGTACTTGGAATTCATCCAGGTTGATGTCGGGATACAGTTCTGTGGCTTCTTGAATACTGCAAGGTTTGTAGAAACCACAGAATGGTTGTTCTTGTATTTCAATAACTGTTGGGTCACACATCCAATAGTGTTGTGCAATTGGGCGAAACTTGATGTTTAGGGTATAGCCAGTTAACTTGTACCGGGCTTCATATATGGTATTACGTGCAATGCTGGCGTCAATCTCATCTTGACTGTCACGTTGTTCAATGTTTTCGGGTTCAACGTCGGCCATTTCTTCAAATTCGCCTTCACTGCCCATGCGAGCGGCTTCAATTCTAGCACGTAGGTCTTCGTCTGCTTGTGCTCCAGGAATGTTATTTAAGAAACTCTGTGTTTCTTTTACAACCTGTGACATGTCAACTGTTTGTTTGCGACGACTCTGACGTAGTGCAGTCAACCCAGCCTCGGCAGCCTGTTGTTCAAATGCACGTAATTGGTCAGCAGTACCAGTAGTTGTGACATAACGCACAAAACTTTCGCGCATGGGCGATACCATCATCTCACCATTCTTGTGCAACATGGCATCCATGATCCAATGCTGTAAGATAAAGTGCGGATCATTGTTTTGATTCACAATCTTGTGCACCATGTTGGTGGCTTGACGTGCGGCAGTGTCATCTGCTTCGTTGTCGGGCACAAACTCAAAATTGATTTCGCCGTTTTGTGCAAGACCTTTTGATACCACAGCAGTGGCATAATCAACCATGGGTTTGACCACCGGGTGAATGTAGTCTAGACCGTTAACAGGCTCTGTACTCTGCGTTACAGCAAGATTCAAATAGTGGTAGTCACTGGCGCGATTAATATTATTTTTAGTGGCCAACAAGCGCAAGTTAGCGGCACATTTTGCGTCCAGCAAACTCTTCATTTTAACAAAGCGGGCCATCATGCCTTTTGTATTGTTCAAGTTTGAGACTACAACGTTTTTTATATCCAACATTTCTGGGTTCCTAGACTATATGTTATTTAGCGGCATTATCTACCTGGGTCCATGACCTGTTTCCATTGCGGACGTTCGCGTTCTGAGCGTAAACGTGCCTGTTGCATATTGTGTTTGGCATCACGGAAGCGTTGTTGTGGGCTACGCGAATCAAATTCTTCTGCTAGTCCATTTAAACAACCTAATAGTGCGTATCTAGCACTGTCAATAGCGTCATCCGGGTCACTAAAGCGTCCCTGTGGGTCAACAAAGTAGTTTTGTGCTTCGCGTAAGAACTCTACACAGTTTTCATTAACGTGTAATGTGCCTAACTCTAACATCTGACGCATCACGTTGATACCATAACTCTTGTGATTGGTTCTGCGTCCCTGATCATCCGGCGGATTCATAATGGGTTCAGGATGCACATTGAGTTCGTATTCCTCAAACAGTTGTCTAATGCTGAGACTCGACATGGTATAGCGGCCCGGAGTTGATGCATCTGCTGGCAGCACAATGGGCGTGCCAAACACTTCGGGTCGCATGAGATGATTGATGTAGTTCATGGGATTGGCTTCTTCAATGCCACGAACAACAATTTGATTGTGTAACCATGCTTCGCGTTCGTTGGGATCATAATACATTAAACTGATCACTGTACGATCATTCACTAGACCCAAGTCCAGGGCAATGATTCTATGCAGACCCATGCTGTTACGGAAATCATAATCTCCTGTGCGGTAAGTGGGCCACGTGCGTATTTGAAATACTGCTCCTTTGCCCATGACAGGAACTCCGTTGCGTCGAGCATCACGCTCATGTGGCAAGTAGTCACGTTCAAGTTGTGCTCGTGTGCTATTCAATAAGAATGGTTCACCCCAGGGATCGTATTCGGGCACATCATCCCACGACACACGTATGTGATCGTAACCCTCTTCGTGGTTCCAGAACTTGCTCACAAGACCATTCAGACCTTTTAAGGGCGTAAAACTACACAGCACCTGTCCTTGTGTGGTGGCAGTACGTGTAACAATTTCTGAGAAGAAGTCGTCCGGAGGCTGTTCATCAAACACCGCCAGGGTCAATTTAAATCCCTGCATTTGTCGCACTTCTTGTGTGTAGTTGGCAAACACTAGATAACTGTTTGATCCCGATGTGTGACGCACTTCAACACCTAAACAGTTGGCACCATCACAACGCATGGTTTCAAATACTATGGTGGATCTAGGCAGGGCTCCTGTGCCTACAGCGTCGGTGATCTTGACATCCTGTGTGCCCAGCAGTTCATTTTGTAGCACCATTGCCACCTGTTGCCAGCCCTCGCCCGCAACCATTGCGGTTATGGGTCGGTCAAAACGTCGACCCTGCCACCACTCAGGATACAGGCCAGTCAAGTGCATGGCTGTTTCATAACAGGTACTTACTGTTTTACCAATTCGGTTGGCCGCAAGGATGCCTCTGCGGTCACTGGCACCGGTGCGAAAGAATCGCAATTGGTGGTCGAAAGGTCTAAAGTATCGTAACTGGTTATGTGTCATGTCCTCTTGGACAGCAATAACCAATTCCTGAAATTTCAGTTGCTGGTCTGTGGTCATGAATCCTAGACCTGAAGGGTTGAATCCATTCTGATCACAGACGTACCTAATGGCTCGACGCATTAGTAAACCGGTGTCCAGCATTTAGAATCCTCTACGGATATCGTTTAATAATTGTGCTGAGCGTGCAAGGTCAAGTATTTCCACAGTGCTCATGCGCCAGGTGTCGGTGCGAGCAACATCAACACCATCACGCTTGTCCAGACCGGCCTGTAGCCGTTCCATCACAAGTCGTAAGCAATGTTCCACCTGACCGGGATATTTTACACCAAACGCTTCACGCGAGGCCGCATTGACCTTTTGCAGTATTCGGATATCTGCTAATTGGCGTGCGGCTGCATCATCCATCAAACACCCCAGGGGTTGTCAGAGCCACCAGCGGCGTCAATGACAACAAAGTCACGATCAATCCAGGTATCCCAGGCATTGCTTTTGTTCACTTTCATGGCCTGCATGTAGGCTCGCAAGCGTGTGCCAATTGCGGTTAGGCCACCGCGAGCCGTGCGTATGACCTGTTCGCCAGTGCGTGGATCAACCCAGACAATTTTCTCTGGCGTGCTTTGACCAAACTTGTTGACTCTAGTGCCAACAGCACGAGTGCTGATTGGACCAAGGATTTCGTATGTGATGATGCCATTGTAATATTTGCGGAATACCACATCACACTTTTGTCCAGTGCTTTTCCATTCGGGATCGGGATGCGGGAATGTGCGTGTTAGAAAACTGGTTATCAGGGGACCGGCTTCTAGGATCTCCTGACTCTGTGCCGGCACTTCTTTCATTGCGTCAACAGGCACTAAATCGTTTTTGTCAACATAAGGGTTTTCACTACCTAGGAATTCGAGATCAGGTGGGATGCCATTGAGCGTGTCTAGTGCAACTTGATATTTCACACGGTTGGCACGGCCTTTTAGATTTAATACCAGGCCGGTTTGGTCGTACACAAACTTTTGCAGTTCAGTGGCATTGGGAAAGTCGGTCATGAGACCTTCCATGTCAAATGCTGTGGCTGCTAGGCCGATACGTCTTGAGGGCGACTCCACAGTGGAGGGTTCGGTGATGGGGTCAGAGACCTGTGTGGTTTTTTTCATTTCAGTTCCTTATAATAAAATGTCAGTTGTTAAGGACAACTGTAACCTGAATCGTGTTTAGCGGCTGAACTTTTTGGGTTTAACCACAGGGCGAATGCCTTCTAATCGGGGATCAATCGAATCGCGTTCATTGCGAGCACCATAGGCGTTCTGTATCACATCAGCAACAGGAGCACGTTCGGCCTTGTTGGAGATGAAGTCGGTACGCTTTGACGGTGTGCCGTCGTTGCCGGTTCTTGGACCTTGTGCCACATTGACATTGTCCTTGTGATACTGGTTCGTACGTGACCAGGCGCTGGCTGTCGCCTTAGCGAGTTTAACTGTGCTTTTTGCTTTTGCTGTGATCATTTCTTAAATCCTTTTAATGTCTCTGCTAGACGTGCTCGCCGGCCTAGGACACCTGGTGCCCGAGCAGCCCGTGCCAACTTCTTTGCAGGTATCTTCTTTCCTGCTGGCACACCCAATTCGCGATGCAGTGCTCCAGGCTTACCAATGGCTGCCTGTATCCACTTGCCATGTCGTTTCATTGCGTCTTTCATACAGGTCCTCGATTTGCGCTGGCTGTCGCCTTAGCGATCTTAACTGTTCGTTTTGCTTGTGCTGTGATCATCGTTTAAATCCTTACGGGTCGCTGTGTTTATTTATGGTCAATATGTGATGCCCGAATTGGCCTGTGCCGCTGAGTACACACCTGGCGTGCTCAACTGTGCTTGTGCCACTGAGCCAGGGCTCACATAACTACCTAGAGTGGGCTGGGGGTTGAACAACATGTTGCTGATCTGATTGTAACTTTGTTGTTGTAGGTTGTCGCTGGGCGCTTCGGGATTGGCGTTCTGGAAGTTGGGTGTGTACAATTCACCAGCGGCTGGTGAATTGCCAAATACTTGACTAGCGTATTGATTGTATTGGTCCTGGGGTGCCTCAGATGCATGAGCACCTGGTTGGATCATGGATTGATCTGGACCATTGGGTGCAATCAGACCAGGACTGCCTGGACCGGATGTGGCGTCGACTGGATTGCCTCGCCACATGTCATGACTTAATACTGGTTGAATTCCTGGAATTGGTCCTGGTATACTGCCCATTCCGGGCTTGCCCACAGCGCCACCAGCGGGTGCGTTGCCTGCGGGTTGACTGCCTCCGCCCTTGCCCCAATTGCCACCGTAGTTGTTCAC